TCTTAATGGCAGCCCAGGCCTCATCCAGCCGGGCTGCCATCTGGGAGGGCATCCCCGGCTCCGGCTTCACCAGCATTGCCGTGATTTCCAGCCCTTCCCTGACCCGACGCACCGTACACTGGCCTACAGGGCGGGAATGGTCATGCTGCCAGAGAAACGGGATCGTACTGCCAAACTCCGCCCCCTCCGGCTCCAGGATGTCACCATCCCGATCCGGAGAAGGCGTTGACGCAATCCCGGTGATCACCCGTTCATCCTCACTGAAGGATTTCACCGTCAGCAGGGAACAGGCCCGTTTAAGAGTCACATCAGCCTCCTGAAAATAAAAAAACCGCCGCAGCGGTTCATGATGGTTACAGGGTGAGCAGGGTTATATGAAAAAAACCTCATACGCTTTCTTTTTCGGTTCCGGATTCAGGGACATCAGGGACACCGCATTGAAGAGCGCCATCAGCGGGTCAATTTTTCCCCGTCCGCTGGCCTGTTTGGTGATAAGAATGGCGTTACCTTTAGGCTCCACCCGGGCATTACCGACACACCAGGCCATCAGGGGCTGATCACCGTGAATCAGCACCCCTTCAGCCAGTTTGCGCTCGGTGGTTTTGATGGCCCCGCCCAGCTTCCAGCCCTGGCTTATCCCCACCACACTCTCATCGGGGATCCCGGCTTCCGCCAGTGAATCCAGAATCTGCCCCACACCTGACGGGTCAATACCGATATGATCCAGTAACTCAGCCTCATGAATACGACGCACATACTCCGCCACTTCCGCCGTGTCATCCCCGACCCGACGGACAATCGTCATGTCTCCACAGGCCACAAAATCCTGAAACCGGGATGCCTCACTCTTCCGTCTGACCACCGCGGTTTCATGCACCCAGGCATGGCCCCAGCCCAGCCATTCGCGGGTTTCCCTGTCACGGCCAGTCACGTACATTCCCAGCAGATCATCCAGGCCCCCGCCGTCAATCCCCACCGTCACCACATCAGCGCGCTGCAGGATATCGTCCAGGCTGACGCGCCTGCCCTGCTGCTCCCAGAAATCCGCGCCCGCCCAGCGGTCAGAACGCAGGGCAAGACCGATTTCCACATTGGCGTGTTTTGACATGAAGCCACGAAATGCTTCCTCACCAGCCTCCCGGGCTTTACGGTACTCCCGGTACAGAAAGGCCTCATCCACCGAATAACCGAGATTCGGGTTAACCATGGCGAGGTTTTCCATCAGCAGGTGAGCCCCGCTTTCCACCATTTCAGGAGGATGCTCAAAAATCACCGGCAGAAAGTGCGGATCATGAATTTTGCCGTCACGGACATCCCGGGCATACTGCAGTTTCTGTCTGAACACCCCGGCGGGCGGTTCATTCGACTGGGTGGTCGTATACACCACAAACCCTTCCGGACGGGAGGCCAGCCCGCCGATGGCTTCACGTAGCATGTCTTCCGCCTTGTACTGCTTGCCAAACAGCCACAGTTCATCAATCAGTGTCCCCACGGACTTGATACCGGACACCGTATTCGGATCGGCTGCCACCACCTTCAGGGTGGTGTCCGTCACCCGATGGGTGATGGTCCGGATATGTGTCTGCACCTGACAGAGGTCATCCAGATCATCGTCCCGTCGTACCATATCCCTGGCAGGGTTGAAGGCGTTAGCCGCCACCTCCACGGTCGGGGCCAGAATGGTGTAGCCCGCCGCCTGCCGCCAGTTCAGTAACAGCGCCGTCATCATGATCCCCGCAGCCAGCGTGGACTTACTGTTTTTCTTGGGGATAAGGATAAACACTTCCTTGATATGGCGAACACCGGTCTGCGCATCGTAGGAGCCAAACAGGGCCGCCACCAGGTCAAACACCCACGGTGCACAGGACTCCCCGAATGTCGGGCTACCCGGTGCATCCACAATTCGCAGTTGTTTAAAAATCGCCAGTGCATGTGCAGCCTGGTCCGGATAAATCGGAGCCGGAATAATCGACAGCCCCTTTTTCAGGCGCTCTGCCCAGTCCGGGCAGGCCGTGCTCCACACAGGTATCATCCGTTGCCCTCATTATCATTATTCACCACCAGGCGGGGTGGTGGTGGCACCGCAAAACGGTTAGCCGCTTTTTTCGCCGCGTCACCTTTTGCCGATTTTTTACCGGCATCCCCTTTTTTGTGGTGCGTGAACTGCGCCAGCTTATAAGCCGCATCCAGCGCCAGCCTGGGGTCGGTATTAATGTTCTCCACCAGAAGACGCCCCATCGCTTTCACCGGATCGGGAAGACCGTCCTCCATATACTCAATACCAGGAGATATCACCACGGGCGGTGGCATCTCCGGATTTGTTTCGTCCGGCTGTGGTATTGCAGCCGCCTCACGGCGACGGGGTTTATCCTCCGGCTCTGATTTTTTCTGCCGGTAAACAGGAACCTCATCCACCTCCACCGTCTCGCATTGTTTACGGGCTATAAACGCAAGCACCTCCGGATCTTTTGCCAGCTGCGAGCCTTTAACCCTGGCGGTCTTCGCCGAATAACCAGCGGCAATGGCTGACGCTGTTTTGTTTTTCCCGGACATGAGCGCCAGCGCAAATTTTCGTTTTTGCGTTGTCAGCACAGCCTCCTCCCGGGTCCAGAACGCACTCAGCCGGGTATGGTTCAGCCCATTTTTCCCGGCGTCTCATGCCGCAAATGTTAACTGCTGCCTGGTTAACATTTGCTGAAAAAGCCTGTTAACATTTTTTCCACGCAACAAACTGAATAATAAAGATAAAAACCGCAAAAATGCCCGGACAGCCAGTTAACATGTTAACTGCCCTGAAACGGGAATTTTTTCTCTGCGTGAGACGGGGGGCGGTGTCCAAAGCGATCGTTTTTTACGCCGGATGATACCCCCCCCGGGGTCGGGTTACAGTCCGATGATGTCGTCCTCTCTGCCACTACCTCCGGACACCTCCGGCAGCGTCGGGTCCGGCATATCACTCGCCGCTTCACGAGCAGACTTTTGTCGATGGCATTCGGTACAGAGCGTCCAGAGATTCGTCTCCTCATTACCACCACCGAACTGAAGTGCAATTCGGTGATCGAGTTCACTGTCACAGAGGTCAACCACACGACCACAGAGACAGCACTGCCCGGCATCCCTGAGCCAGATATGACGCTTGAGGGAAACACGTGCACTGCCACTGACACGACGCTGTTCACCCTTCAGAATATTCACCCGTCGGGTATTCAGTGTTTTGATTCTGCCCGGTAACGTACGAAGCACAGCCATGTAAAATCCTCTCCATATAGCTTGTCACCAGAGGAAAGAAAATGTCATCGAAAAACCGGCCCCGCAGAACAACAACCCGCAACATCCGTTTCCCCAATCACATGATTGAACAGATCAATATCGCCCTTGAACATAAAGGTTCCGGTAACTTTTCAGCGTGGGTTATTGAAGCCTGCAGGAGAAGGCTGGCAACAGATGCAACGCATCTGCGCCCGGCCAGCATGACAAATAACGAGAAATGAACGTTCGGTTACAGGAGCAGGTACCCACTGTCCTCCCACAATATTTCATCTTCATATCCGACGGAACAAGACTTACCCTGCCGGGATGTACAGAATAACAACAGAGTGATAATTAATTTCTGATGAAATAATCAGGGTGCAGAAGGACTAAAGATAAACGTTTTCTTCACGCCTTTACGCGGCCTGTCCTTCTCAAATCGCCATTTTGCCATCGCCTTTACAACCTGCTCATCAAACAGATGGTGCGGCTCTGAACGAATAAACTCAATTCGGGTGACAGTACCATCAGCACCAATATCAAACCTCACATCAACCCGTCCCTTTATATAATTTGCCGCTGCATAGGCCGGATATTGTGGTAATGCCTTAACCAACTGTCGGGGCATATCTGTTTTATGTTGCGTACAGCCCATAACCAGAGAAGACAACAAAATAATTAACGGAAGATTTCTTTTCATTTTCATTCCCCGCACAGATAAAAATAAGTCTTATTCTAACAATGCCGCCCTGTCGGTCATCAATCCTCTGCTTAATGGCAACGACAATTATCCGACTTAAATCACAAATCAGACACATGACATAACAGGGCTTGCGAGGTAACACATCGTCCTGTTTCTTCCACCATCGCACCGGACTGGCGACTATGAGGGGACAACGCCGCGCTCCGTTAACGCGGTAAACCCCGGTGTGTATCGTTTTTGATTATCCCCGCACACTCGCGCAGAGGAGTCTCCCTGTCGGGCTGCGGTCTCTGTTAATGAGGGAATACAGCGACGATACGGCGCATCAACAAAACTTATTTCAGGCACTGAGTACGGATATATTCCTGCGCCCCTTCCAGCTGCTTCTGCATTGTCATCAACCGTTCTCTGAGGATGAAATAATCCCGTTCAGCGGTGTCTGCCAGTCGGGGGCCGGTTGCATTATCCACGCCGGAGGTGCCGGTGGCTTCACGCACGGTACCGGAGCAGGTGGCGTTGATCCGCAGGCGCTTACGACCAGCGGCAACATCAGCACGCAGAGTTTCATTTTCAGCTCTCGCATCGGCTAATTCCCTCGAGTATTTTGCATCGAGCGCAGCAACATCGCGCTGGCGCACCTGCATATCAGTAATGGTTGCGTTCGCCAGCTTCAGTTCACTGGCTTTTTTATCGCGCTGCGCTTTGTAAGTGATGGCGTTATCGCGGTAATGATTCAGCCCCAGACTAAGCGCACCACAGGCCACCAGCAGAGCAATGATGACCACACACAGAACGCGGTTCATTTCACCACCAACGGATTGCCCAGACCAGAACAGCAATGGCCACAATACGAATGGCAAATGCCATTGCCCGAATAAGTTCAGCACTCATCTTTTTAAAGTTCACGATTTCAGCGCAATGACCAGTTTTGCCAGCCCATATAGCATCGGAGACACAGCAATACCAACAGCCACCCACTTAATAGCAAAAGCCAGCGCTCTGCTGATGTCATCAGTCACTGTCACCCCAGCAGCCCCGACGAAGACAACATCACCCAGGCGAGGGACAGAAAAAGAGCAACCAGCATTAGTGAAAATGAAATACCGACAATCACACAGAGGACCTTTGCCGGCGTTATGAGTTTGTCTGACATAGCTACCCCTTAATTGCCACAATTAACTGGGATACTACCCATAAAAAAGGGATGCTCCAGACCAGCAAAAATTTCCAGTTTGGTAATTGACTAATCATGAGTCGCAACTCCCTAATCAGTTTGCTAAAATCAATCAAGGCAGCCTCCCATAGCTTACTGCCATAAAAACAAAACCCCGCTTGCTGCCAACAAACGGGGTTTTTACTTTTATTCACTTACGTTTCGCCAGTTCGCAGGATTTCGTGTTATCCGCCCGCGTGGCCATGCCTTATTTTTCAGCAAAATATTCTGCTTATCTGTCGATACCCCAGCACGCCAGCGCGCTCTCCTGGTCACGACGGGATACCTGACCGTAGCAGTTGTTTGAACGAATACGGCAGTCTCTGCCACCGTCCTTAATCCACCAGCGAATCGCCTCACACGCTCCCCTGCGATCACCTGCATTAATTCGTCTGTAAAACGTCGACGGGAAACACTTACCGGGACCAATGTTGTACGGACAGAATGACGCGATCCCCGCTTTCTGGGGTTCGGTCAGTGGCACTTTGATGTTTTTCTCCACCCATGCCAGCGCCTTATCACGTTCAATGGCGTTAACCTGGTCGCATTTTTCCTTCGACAACTTCATGCCCGGGAGGACAGGCTTACCATCCACCCGGGTGGCACCGCGACAGATGGTCCAGATACCCGCGCCATCACGGTATGCCGTGGTGTGGTTACCTTCCTTTTCATCCAGAAACTGGTCGAGGATTTCAGGCGCAGGCGCACCTGCGGCAATCAGCGCCAGAACGGCAGCCGACAGGCCGTATTTGATTTTTGCGTTCATGGATATTTATCAGGATTTATCGATTTCAAATCCCTGGATATGTTAAGTCTTCAGGCCAGCGGTGGAGTCTTCAGAGAACCAGTAATTATTCCCGGTAGTTTTCCTCTGTAGGTTATCAACACATCCTGCGCCTCTAAAATGATGGGCCGCTTTTCCGGCAACGGACCATCCCCTTCACATAACCCGGCAGCAACATCCATGAAAAACTGCTTCGCCTGCTTTTTCGCCTCAGCTTCGTAAAACTCCAGCGTGGCACCTTCAGTACGGTCAAGACTAATCGCCACATATGGCAACAACAGTGACGGATACCCACCAATTTCCAGTGCCACAGTAACAGTAATCTTATCCGGGTAATTATTTATCCCTTTAACAACCAGTTCGTATTTTTTATTCATCACTTTACTCTCCCCGCGCCGCCTTACGCCGGTCCTCTCTGATTTTGAAATACAGGTTAGTCAGATACGTCAGCAGGCCAAACAGCAGACTCCCCAGCACACCTATCGCCACCCACTGGGACGGAGAGACTTTGTCCAGCAGCTGCAGTAACCAGTATCCCGTCCCCACCGCTGACGTGGTGTATGACACACCCGTTGTGATTTTTTCCATCTGGTACATACCCCGTCTCCCGTTATCCGGAAGCTGACAACAATAAAAAAGCCACCAGTTAACTACTGATGGCTCTGATAACTCATGCAGGCGTCTCAGACGACCCACTGACACTACCGGTGAGTTTAACGATACCTTCCATTTGACTGGCTCACTTTTTATGATGATGCCGGTGCATTTATCTCCAGCACCAGACTTTCTATCTCAACGCCATACGCTGCATTTTTTGTAACATCCGTCAGCGTCAGCGCATTCAGTCCCAGTGTCAGACTGTCTTTTATAACCTGGAATGCCGGGCCAGCCACTCCATTCAGTTTCGGAGTAACCGTGGCACTGCCGGCGGTGAACACCAGCTCCAGCGTCTGCCAGTCG